TATCACCCCTATCACTTCTAAACATAATAACATCTTTACCCTCAAAGAATGGGCGAATAGTTTCCATGTGACTTTCAGACTTTGCAAGGTCTTTTGGATTCATTTGTAACTCACCATGATACCGAAATTCTGAGTCAGATGGAATAACAATTACATCGGCCCAATCTATATTTTCTGGTGTACGTTTTGGTCTACTTGTATCAAACGATACATTGTAAGTTCTATATTCATGTTGCCAGTTTATCTTCATCCATTTTACATAGTTCTCAAAGAAACTATCTAACACTGTTTCAAGTGGGCCATTATACTTCACATTAGAACGTAGTCTTGCAATAGTAATCTTCACAACTTTACTCTTTCTCTTAAACTAGATGATGAAAAAGAATGAAGTCTACTAGTGTAATGAAGTTCTACTAAATCACGACCAGTAAGAAAGATATTTCTATATTCTTCTCCTACAAACCTAACATCAATTTGTTGAGATTGTAGTAAATCTATTAAACTTTGTTCTGTATCATATGGAATTATTTCATCAACATATCTTACAGCGTTTAGTTGAACATATCTTTCATATACTGATTGTATGGGTTTATTTTTTTCTTCCCTATCAATAGTAGGATCAGTTTGCAAACCAACTATGAGGTGATCACAATAAGACTTTGCTTCTTCTAACATAACTACATGACCAGCGTGTAATAGGTCAAATGCACCACAAGTAAATCCAATCATCTTATTATATCAATCTTATTCATACTGTCTTTATTCCACACTTCAAGTTCTTTACGAATCCTACCATCTGCAATAATATTGTTATATCTTTTAGTAGCGAGTTTCTTCCACCACTTAGTTATATTCTCTAGTTCAAATCTATCATAGTTTTCTGCTTTTGTCAATACATCAGTTTCACCCAACAATACATTTTTTACATTACTGTAACCATATTCACTCATGTAGAAACGCTTCTGAGTTGTAACACCAGTTGCACTTTCCATTGCATCTACAAATAGTTTGTGTGCTTTTGTATCATGTTCTTTAAGTGAAGCTTTAATAATACCTACCATTTTGGTTTGCATCTTTAATTTTCTACTTGATGCACCCTTATGTATAAGTTCTTCACCATCATTTTTTTCTATAAACCAATCACGCAGTTCTGGGTAGATTTCTTCACCAAGTGTCAATAGAAACTTAGATTGAGTATCACCTTTATATCTTAGATATGGACGCATACCATCATACATTGACCCACCTTTAAGATTACCATAAAGTGATGTAGTTTCAAAAAGACAAAACTCTGTATCATACTTTGCATTTAACATTCTACGAGTTGCGTGAGAACAACAGATGGCCGCAAGTAATTTGCCACCAAGACAATTAAAACCAAATGGTTGAACAGGTACAATATTGAAACCCATGATAGCACGTTTGTTAAATATATCCAAGTCTGGAACATTACCAAGATAATCATTACGAGGCTTTGAGTTTATTAGTGGTGAACCATAACGAATAAAACCAACAATAGTATCTGTAGTTTCTTCTATAACTACACACTTGAGTGTCTTGCCTGGATTTTCGTCTGGACTAAAAGATGCAGTCTTTTCTAACAATGTATTAAATACTTTGTTGGGAATCTGTGCAACTTTGAAAGACATATCTTCTGGATGCATATCAAAATCTTGAAACAAATCATCTTCTAAACTCATGCCAGGCAAAGGTGCTGGAATGTCTTTAACTCTTTCAATTTTTCTTGCACGAAAATAATCATCAATTCTTTTGAAGTCTTTAAAGTAATTCATCATCTTTGTTGCAGCATAAACAGAATCTTGTTTATTTAATATCATATTAGCCTCAAGTATGGAGCGGGTAGAGAGAATCGAACTCCCATCTTCAGATTGGAAATCTGTAATAATACCATTATACTATACCCGCCTTATTCATTATCATTATACTACTATTTAGCAGTTTTGTCAAGAGAAAAAATCCTCTAATGTTCCTTGAGTTCCATAACTACGATCTACCAACCAATTAATCTTGGAAACAATAACATTAAGTGGTTCTACAAATGACTTCTCAAACTGTGTTTCATAATCAATCATCTTATGAAAGTCAAGTTCTTTAGGTAAACTTGTGATAAACGATATAGATGTACACTGAAAAATGTTTGGTGCTCGTAAGTGTAAAAATTTAATCTTATCACCTTCTTGAATAAATGGATACTTATGATCAAGCTTGTTCTTCTTTACCAGATGATTATACAGAATTGCACCTTTACAATGGATGGGAGCTCCCTTACCAAACATCTGATTGGGATCACTAAACTTTTTAAGTCCATTTACACTTCTTGGATATGCAATATCTTCTGGTGGTAAATTCATAAACTCTTCTCTAAATTCCTGTATAAAGTCATTTAGCATCTTTTCATCACCGTTCATTATGATATCAAGACCTTCTTTAATCTTTATACGACAAGGTGCTGGAGTAGATGACTTGACGGCTTCGATACCCATAATTTTGAGTTTTGCTTCTTTGTATTGTACACCTTCATTATCCCATACGTTAAGAATATATCGTTTCTTTGCCGTCCATATACCTTTGTCTGCAATCGCCTCGCGAGACATCTGCATCTTCTGATCATAAGCATTTACATATTTAGCCAAGTCCTGATAACTTTTATCAATAAAAGGTTCAATTTTATCTTTAGCAATTTTGTCCATGAATGAGACAATTTTTGCAGTCTCAGTTCCCTCTTCAAACACACTACTGACCAATTTATCAAAAGTAATATAAACTGAATCTGTATCTGAGGCAATAACATAATCCTCGTTAGATGTTTCCAATAGACCATTAAGGTACTTATTAAGGGCTCTTTCAATCCAACGAATAGATAACTGACCAGATGTAGTAATTGCTTCAGCAACCAAAAGATCGTAATAACGAAACCATACATTACCAATAGCACCATATGCAGAATTGAGAGAAATCTTTTTTGCCATTTGGATATTATTGAACTTAGATATGTCTTTGAGTAATTTGGGGTCTTTAGTGTTTTCATAATCTTGTTTTGCTTTTAATAAAAGTTTCTTGTATTTTACACGATCATTATACATAGACTGCATAATAGCTGGAAGAAACCCCTGTTTGTCAGTCTTAAACAATGCACCATTTGGTGTAAGTGTTACACCTTTCATTATTGAAGTATCAACCTTTTTATCAAGAAGTTTGTCTACAGACATACCTTTCACTTTCTCCTGAGAAACAAGTGTCTCTGGAGAAATGTTATATTGCATCATTAGGTGTGGATACAAAGAGTTTAAGTCAAACGACATAACCCAATTGTGCATACCAACTTGAGGGTCTTTTACATATGCACCTTCAAATTTTTCTGGTTTTTCTTTTTTCTCTTTTTGGGGAATTACAATTCCTCTTTCACGCAAATAATTGTAGATAAGAATATCCCAATACTTAGTTGAACCAAGCACATCCATATAATTAACTTTTGCATCATAAGCCATCTGTAAAACAAGTTCAATCAAACGCATCTTATCTTCAATGCGATCTACAAGTTCAACGTCCATAATATTATATTCTAAAAACGATTGATAGTCCTTAGTATACCAATCTTTGAATGTGTCAAATGGATTACCATCCTTACGTTCACCAAGTTCTACAAAAGCAATGTGATCTAGACGATATGATTCTTGACCCGTATATGTAAATTTACGATAGAGATCAAAATAATCTAAGTGAGCAATACCCTGTATATCATACAGTTGGTGTTTACGTCCCATCTGGAACACTTCTCTAGACTGAACACTACGCCAAGGTGATAACCTCTTAACTTCATCTTCTCCAAACAATTTATGAATACGATTACAAAGATATGGTATATCAAAAAACTCTGTGTTCCATCCTGTAATTACATCAGGTTGATGTTTTTCCCAAAAGGATAGAAACTCTTTAAGAAGATGAATTTCACTTTCACATTGAATATAAGTTACATCTTCACGATCATTACGAAACTCACCAATTCCCCAAACAACAAACTTTTTACTCTGATGATTTTTTATGGTAATAGAAAGAAATGGTTCTTCTGCAGCTTGTGGGTTAGGAAAACCATTCTCACACTGAACCTCAATATCAATTGTAAAAATTAATATTTTATCAATGTCGTATTGAACTGTTTTAGGATACTCATCAGCAATGTAACTATAAGGATACATAGAATTACCATATATCAAGTTAGATTGATTTTTATATTGTTCAACCCAAGCTTTAGCCTCTTTGATCGTATCATGTTTAATCGGTGTTACATATTTACCGTCAAGAGTTTTCCACTCTGTAGGTTTTGCAACAGGTGCATAAAGTGTCGGCGAATACTTAATCCTACGATTAATGCGTTCACCGTTCACTACTTCTCTAAGTAAGAGGGAATTGCCCCACTGGACAATGTTTGTATAAAAGTTCATAATATAAATATATCACAGTTCTGTCTAAATGTCAAGAAATTTATTCATTAAAATTAATATTTAATTGTACTCCATCATCCTCTTGTAAAAATTCTTTAGCTTGTGCAAGAGATGTAAAATGTTTATCAAGCATTTCTATACGATCTTCTGCCATAGCCATTTTATCAAGTTCTTCTTGGATAGCTTCAACAATGTCGCTGTGTTCTCCAATACCCACACTTTGATTCATGTAAACTAAAATGTTTGTTTTAGCTCTTTCTAATTCACCTTCAGCGTGCATTCTTGCTGCCTTTACTAATTGTAAACTCATATTCATTTAATTATTTCCTTCATATTTTAATATCTTTCTTTGTTGTTACTAAAAATTTTCTTTGAGGATTTACCATGACATTAAGTTTGTTCATTACAAATCTATTTAATAATACATCTGTACCTAATTCACTTCGATCATCTAACCCAAACATAAATTCATATGTTGAACCAGAAAATGTTAAATTCAATTTTACAACATATCGTTTATCTACACCAGCACCTGTTTGAGCTTCATATTCTTTAACTAAATCGGTAGTAATTTTTTTCCCACCATTAGTGAATGTAATTTTATTACCAGTTACTTTAATATCATCAGCGTGTAGTACTGATAATACTGAATTGCCTGTATCAAACTTTGCAACTAATTCTCCAAAGGGTTCTATATCGACAACCTCATTGTAACCACACTGATTAGGAACAGAATGTCTTGTTGCTGGGTTCATAAAGTAAGTTAAAATTTCTTTTGAAATATTAATATTATTAGCTTCTTCAATACCATCTGTGCCTGGCGAACTGTTTACTTCTAATATGTATGGTGGATTCTTTTCTCTATTCTTAGAGGGAATAAAATCAACTGCAGTGAAAATACCATCTACTGCTTTAGCAGCCAACACACATTGCTTCTCTTCCATAGAAGTTAGCTTAAATGAAGAAACATTTCCACCCTGAGAATAATTTGATCTAAAATCACCATCAACAACATCTCTTTGCATAGTTGCAATAACACGACCACCTAATACAAGAACACGAACATCAAATTTAGTTTCGATATACTCTTGAATTAGTAAGTCGCTATCTTCATCAGTTTTATAAATTAATTGTACAATAGAATCTAATGATCTTTTTGATTCAACAAATAAAACACCAACACCTTTTGATCCTCTAAGTGTTTTCATAATAATAGGAAATTTAGTATCTAAAGCTTCTAAAGAAAAATCTATCATATCTTTATTTGGTATTAAAACTGTTTTTGGTTGTGTTAAACCATAATCTTTTAATCTAACATAATTAC